ACCATCGTATAACACACCAGCAAGCAGGTGCCTGACTGGCGCGAAGCTGCGCAAGGTTCCCGGCTCTGTGTGTAAATTCTGTTACGCCCTGAAGGGCAACTATAAAAGATTTCCTAAAGTAGAAGAGGCCCTGGAGCGAAGGTTCCAAAGTCTCAAGCATCAAGCGTGGGTCCCGGCCATGGCTGCTTTAATCAAGAAGCACAAATATTTTAGATGGCACGACGCCGGCGACCTTCAGTCGATGGCACATCTAGAAAATATATTCGAAGTCTGTAGATTAACACCGGATACTAAGCACTGGATGCCGACCCGTGAAGCGCGGTTTTTGAACCTTATGGACCCGGACACAATACCAACAAACTTAATTATTAGAATGAGCTCTCATATGATAGATCAACCAGCCGTGAAATTTTGGCCCTGGACTAGTACTGTAACGACAAAAAAAGCAACCTGCCCGGCGCCTAAACAAGGCAACAAGTGCAAAAATTGCCGCGCGTGCTGGGACCGGTCAACACCTACCGTGAGTTATGGCAAGCACTAATGACATGGTTTTTTCAAGATCAAAAATGGAAAATAAGATATAATACCAAGCTTCAAGCTCCAAGCGTCAAGCCTCACGCACCAATATTTAGAAGATGCAAGCTGCAAGCTTCAAGCCCGCAAGCTAAAGGTTCAAGCTTCAAGCCGCAAGCTTCAAGCTCCGTGATCCGTGAACCCTGATACATCTGAACAAGTTTCGTGGACCTCGGACCAAGGGCCTCGGCTATGATAAAAGTATTCTTTGGATGGGTCTTATGGAACGCAATTTGATGCGGAGAAAATTTAAGTTTATTCCCCCGAGTAACTTTTAACTCAACTGTAAAAAAGTGGCCGTAAGTATTATACCCCAATAGATCAGGACACCCAAGTAAGCTAAGGTTTTCAAGCCTTGTCCATAAAATCCCGGGTGATTTTTTACGAAGTTTTTGATATAATTTTGCCTCTGGACCCATGTCTTTATCGAGGTAACTACCTCGTGCATTAGTAGTCTTTTTGTAGCTTATCTGGCAGTATAATACTAGATGGTTTTTGAGTTTTTAAAACTAATCGATGTGCAGTACGACCTTTGAAACCAACAATAGGAGCAGCATCCTCGTGCACTTCCATTCTTCTTACATCATACAAAGTTCCATTAACTTCGCAAAGAAGAACTGCGTTCTTCACAGCGTCAGATCCTTCAGTAAATGAAGTAAGAAATTGTTGTAAATCTTGTACTCTCATTAAATATTATCTTTCAGATTTCTTTAGCTTAGTAAGTAAATCCTCTATTTGGCGTGACAACTTAATATTGTCAGCATGAATTTCTATATTCTCTTGTTCTAAATTTGTCAAGGACATTTGTAAGTCCCCATTAATTTTTTGATGATTTTCATTAATTTGTTTAAGTGCCTTCATTTCCGGAGAATTTATTCCGACAGCCTTAACAAGAGAGGTTTCTCCTTCAGCTTCACTTAACTTCTTTTTCAGCTCAAGATTAATCTTGACCGTTTGAATTAGTTTTGTAGAAAGTTCATTGATAATTTGTTTATTGCCATCCAACTGATTTTGAGTTCTTATCCATTCAGATTCTTTTTGTTTCCATTCCCAAGTCTCTTTTTGATGTTGTTCAATTAGAGAGGTTAAGTCTAGAGATTCTGCATCTTCATCTTTCATATTGACTTTATAGGATAGTTACCTTAAATTGTCAAGTATGGGAGTTCCAAAAAGATTAACAGAAATGCAAAGAAGATTTGCTGAATACATGGTATTTGGTGGACCTGAAGGTGTGACGACACAGATGGAAGCTGCGAAGCTTGCAGGTTATAGCCCCAAGAGAGCGAAGCAAGAAGGCTGCGAATTAATGAACCCAAGACTATCCCCCCTAGTGGCAAAATTTATAGGTGAACTCAGGGAAGAAAGACGTAATAAGTTTGAAGTTAACTATGAAAAGCACGTAGCTGAACTAGACAGAATTAAGCAGGCGGCATTAAAGAAGGGGAGCTTTTCTTCTGCCGTAAACGCTGAAATATCCCGAGGCAAGGCAGCAGGATTATACATAGACAGAAAAATAATAAAACATGGGAAATTAGAAGAATTAACAGAGGAACAGCTAGAAGCCAAAATGAAACAAATTTTACACGACTACGAACCTCTTCTAAACACAAAAGTTGTTGAAGGGGTGATTGATGAGAAACCATCTAAATCTTTGACATCTTCTACGCAATCTTCCGAATAGATTGGATGACTGATGTTGGAATGATGGTTGTATTACCAATCGTTTCAAACGTTTCTTTATCCTTTGTTTTTATAAAATCAGTAAAGATTCTAGTAATGCCATTCTTTTGACTGGCTAGATAACCCTTAGACACACAAATAGGTAGCGAAAGTTTATTTAAAGCTCTTGTATCACTCCACCCCGCATCACCCTCGATATCGAGCCACTCTATAACCACGAAAGGATACTTAGAGATATCAGACCCTAAAGATTTTAAATTAAGGGGGATTGTCTTTTTGTTTCTGATTCTTCTTTTTGATCTTCTTTTGTTTGGTTTTCTTTTTGGCATAATTTGTTATATTTTAAAAATCTGTATATGTATGTAAAAAAAAACGAAAAAAGGAAAAGCTTGAAAAGTGCTTGGGCTGTCTAGAAGAAAAACAGTAATGTGACACTATATTCTGTCGGATGACACTTTTTATTTAGACAATTTGGCAATCATTATTGTTGTATACCAACACTAGTAAGCCAAAGTGACAGATTGACACTTTTTCTATAGTAGTTTTTTTTTGAAACTTTATTTTTTTTACCATACATATACAGAATCTGGAGTGTGCCTTCTTTTGAACATATTTAAAACACCTTTAAGACACTTTGTCTTTTGAAAACTGCTCTAGAAGCTTGGTTGTATCAACCTGTGCTTGTTCTTTCTCATCATGAATTAGTTCATTATACTGATCCAGTCGCTTCAGGAATAGGTGCTTGTATGATCGTAAGCCCTGGTCCGTGATCCGGAATTCTTGGTAATATAAATCAGGGGTACAGACCATGATAACTCCTTGGCGAATTGTGCTACCATAATATGCATCGTGGGCCATGGCATAGGCTGCAATCTGCAGATAATAATCCTCAATCCATTCTTCTCTCTTGGGGCGATTCGACTGCTTGTAATCTACAATAGTTTCCATACCATTGTGTAAACATACGAGATCAGTACTCCCAGCATACAACCCAGGATAATGTAACATAACTTCCGAACCAAAGATTTCTGAAACAGGTGCAAGACCCACTTCAATAATTTTTTGGGCCATGGGCTTCGCCTGGCATCCGATTGGCGTAAGATCATCGTAGCCAGTGTCCGTGATATGAGACTCCAGGAATTTGTGCATGCTTGTCCCCCGCTGAGAAGATATATTCTTGATTGATTCTGCTTTTTCATGTCCAACTTTATTTTTCCAAGCCGTTAGATACTCCTGATTCTTGGTCTTTGCAAGGATAGTCGTCACCGAGGGAAGTTTAACTCCAGCAAAGTCATAAAACCGTGTTCCAGTCTTGGAGTCCGTGACTTGTTTCCCGGATATATAATGATACTTCTTACTTTTTTTCATTACGCTTATAAGTTTTCTTATCATGGCAAGGTACGCAAAGTAATCTTAAATTAGCTTCCTTTAAATGACATTCGCACCAATCTTTTTCTAATCTTTCATTAATAAAATACCATATATCTTCAGTGGGTGCTTTTGATACATTCTTAATTAAATATTCTTCACCATATTTTTTTATAAAAACATCTGCTATTTCCATAAAGTTGGGAGTGTGATCCACTTCTAAATCTAGACCATATCCCTCTTCGCCACATTTTTGACATTCATCTCTTACCGACTCTCTAAATTCTTTTATTTGGTATTTAATTGCTTTCCTTAGTGCCTGTTTAACTCTATGTAAAGGATTATCATTATGGACTCCTGATCCAAAACAAGTAAAAATCCATTTAGCGGCTACTGGAACTGTTTCTCCGTCATAGCTTGAATCATATAGATCAAAACAAAGTTTATTATTTTTACACCTATCACAGTTATCTCTATCGTGAGGATTAGGCCTATCTTTTTGCTTTATCCATAGGCAAATTCCTCCTTGACTATCATATCCAAAAAACCAGTTTT